GTTGGTGAATATCACCTCCCGAAGGGTGTGTCAATGGCTTGCGCTGGTAACCGCGAAAGCGACAAGGGTGTGACTTACCGTATGCCCAGCCCGCTGGCAAACCGTCTGGTTCACATTGAGATGGGTGCGAACTTTGAAGACTGGCAGAAGTGGGCGATCAACAACCGCGTTCATCCGGACGTCGTTGGTTTCTTGTCGCACCACAAACAGAAGTTGTTCAACTTCGATCCGAAATCGTCTGACAAGGCGTTTGCGACACCGCGTTCGTGGGTGTTCGTGTCGCAGCTGATCAGCGACGACATGCCGGAATCGATGAATACCGCGCTGGTTGCTGGCACGGTTGGCGAAGGTTTGGCAACGGAATTCAGCGCACACCGTAAGGTTGCGGCGCGTATGCCGAAGTCGGAAGATGTGCTGATGGGCAAGGTCAAGGACTTGAATGTCAAGGATCTGAGCGCGATGTATTCGCTGACGATTTCCATGTGCTACACTCTGCAAGAGTGGGTCGGCAAAGCCAAGGCCAAGGAAGACGGTTTTGGCATGGATACGTGGCACGAATGCGTGGATCACTTCTTCACTTACATGATGGATAACTTCCAAACGGAAATGATCGTCCTGGGTGCGAAGACTGCGCTGCGCGACTATGCTCTGCCTATCAACCACCGCCAACTGAAGACCTTCAAGGGCTTCCACGACAAGTTCGGCAAATACATCCTGGAAGATTAAACGGAGGCTCTGTGTCAAGGTACACACTAAAGACCTTCTGTGGTGCGAAGCAAATGGAACGCTTCGACCACAGAACCGCGTCCAAGTTAGAGAGCATCCTCAATCATCCAAGGCATAGCAGGATTGGACAAATCAATTCCTATGGTGATATTGAAGCGCACGCAAGTAAATTTGAAATCAGAGATTCCATGATGGAGAAGATATTTGAGGGCAACATTGAAGATGCTCTTAGGTTTATAAGGACACTGAAATGACAAATATGATCGTCACTGAATATGCTGTGGTAAGTGGAACGAATTCCGATTCATTCTCTAAATCCGTTGATGCATACCTTTCAAAGGGATGGGAATTACACGGTGGTATGAATTACCAGGTAACCATAGATTATAATCAATGGTATGCCCAGGCATTAGTCAAGAAAACGGAGGAAGACACTCGCGGCGCATGGGGCTAAATAATAAAGAAGGTCGGTTGGGGAACCATTTGGAGGGGCTTTTGCCCCTTCCTTTTTATTTATACCTCCATTGACCTATCTGCAACTCTCTACTATAATAGCAACATCTAATCGGGAATTACCAAATGGCTAAACCTACACACGAATCGGTTCTTGAACAACTTACCCGCGCACGTATTTCGTTGCTGCTTCAGCAACCGTTTTGGGGTACGCTGGCCACTCGTCTCATCCTCAAGGATGCCACTGATGATCCCGATGGTTGGTGCCCGACTGCTGCAACCGATGGTCGTTATTTCTATTACAACCGTAATTTCATTGGCAAATTGACCAAGGCCGAAACTATCTTCCTGGTTGCTCATGAAGTTGAACACTGCGTTTACGACCACATGAGTCGTCGTGGTAGCCGCAAGCCGAAGATGTGGAATGCTGCTGCTGATTTTGTTATCAATTGGGAACTCCACGAGCACAATGTTGGTAAGCTGCCGGATCCGAAGACCTCGGGTGTTCAGGCATGCTTTGATTCCAAATACAAGGGTATGTTTGCTGAAGAGGTCTATGAGCTGTTGCTTAAGGACCCGAATGCGAATTTTCCCGAATTTGACATCCACCTTGAACCGGGTGATGGCAAGGGTGAACCGATGACTGCTGAAGAGCGTCGTGTTCTTGCTGACGAAATTCGCAATGCTGTGATGCAGGCTGCTAAGGCAGCAGGTGCTGGTGCTACACCTCTCGGTGTGAGGCGTATGTTGAAGGATTTGACCGAACCGCAGATGGATTGGCGTGAGATCCTCAACATGAAGATCCAATCGATGCTTCGCAATGACTTCACGTGGAGCCGTTGTTCGCGCAAGAGTCAATCCAGTGGTATCTATCTGCCCGGCACTAAGGAAGATGTCCGTGTTGAAGCAGCCGTTGCAATTGACTGCTCTGGCTCCATGTCTGAAGAGATGCTGCGCGATTTGCTCAGTGAAGTCAAAGGCATCATGCAGCAATTCATGGATTTCAAACTTCGTGTTTGGTGCTTTGACACCCGTGTCTACAATGAACAGATGTTCACTCCAGAGAACCTGGATGAGATTGACGAATATGACATCAAGGGTGGCGGCGGCACTGATTTCATGTGCAATTGGAAGTACATGAAGGACAACGACATTCAACCGGAACGATTCATTATGATGACGGACGGATATCCGTGTGGTAGCTGGGGTGATGAACTCTATTGCGACACATTGTTCCTGATTCACGGCGATACTGCCCATCGTTTGGTGGCACCGTTTGGTATGACTGCCTGGTATGAACCGGATAGTCATTCGCCACAAAATAGGAAATAACATGCGCCTTGCTCTGTGTGTACTGACTGCGGCAATGTTGGTTGCTTGCGGTAAAAAGGCGGAAAATCCGTGCTTTGCAAGCGTAATACAGAGCGCTGATTATTAACATATAGAGAAAACAATGGATAAGATTCCAAAACTCGGTAGTCTAATCACCGAACCACAACATAGAGATGCGATTCATATCGCTGTGGCTCCCGTAACCGCAGGGGAAGATTTGGATGTGGGTGCCCGTATTGGATTTACGGGTGATGCCTATACCGTTGGTACCAATGCTGAGATTATTGGCATTGTTGATCCATTCCTTCGTAAAAAGGTCAAACAAGGAGAGATGTTTTACATGTTTCTCCTTCCAAATACCATTACTAGCCTTAGGCACGAGTGGACACATTCTGCATTTGAAAAGGAAGAAGCATTAGCTTCTATGGAACCTACCTTTATGAAGCTAAAAGGTAACCCAGCTGAAGAAAAGTGGATCACTGATTTCGCCGAAGGAATTGATTCTACATACGATGAAATCATGCAAGGTGCTGATGATTATCTATCATCGGGTGATTATCTTGTTAGAGGCGGTACATTCGAAGGATATTCAATTCCGGATGAATTTTGGGACAAATACGAAATTATCAAACGAACAAAGATTGAGGATGATGATCGTGGTACATTCTTGTCTTGTAGTTGCTAAAGGAAAATATGAAAACGTTTATCTTTGCTATTATTTTTCTGTATGTAGTTTTCAATTGGAACGAAGTTTCATCCTTTGTTGTTGGAAATGCTTCAGTGGTGTCGATTAATATCACTAAATGGTTAGTCGATCATACTCCTAAAAAATGACTACATATTTTATTCCCACAGATGATAATTTTATAGAATACATTGCCAAAACTATTGCCCGTAATAGAATGGGTGAATCGGCTGCGAAGGAAATAGCTCTTCCTTTAGAGACTCTTCATAAGATGGAAGGTCCGCTTGACCGCATTTTTGAAGAACTATGGGCAGGTACAGACGACAACGACGTGCGACAGCGGGAAGCATATAAGAGTGATGCGTTAGCCGCAATTCGGGCAATAAACCTAAAGTTATTAACACTATCAAATGAAGGATAAATACATCAAAGGGCCTTGATGTATCGATCTTCCATATATTTACATTTTATTGCTACGCCAAATAACAAACACGTTCTTCGAATGTTCTTTGAAGATTGGGCAGATAGGATAGGAAATAACGAAATCAAATATGCTATAGTTTCCGGAGACGGCGGCGGTAAAACAGCATGGAATGATATTATTCGTGTAGATTTTGTAAATGATGAGGATGCAACCATAATGCGCCTCAAAGGAATTCCCGACGAATTTCAAAAATACCTAAAATTTGCAGATTGGTTTACATCAGTTGACGACATGAGCCTGTCTCAAGTAAACTAGCACTAGCCCAAGACGGGCTGCATACAACAATATGGTGAATTATGGATACCTTACTTCTAAACGCTGACGGCACCCCACTATCTCATGTACCGCTTTCTGTGGTAACATGGCAAGTGGCCATGCGTCTTGTGTTTCTTGAGAAGGTTCGTATCCTGAAAGAATACGAGCACTGGACTATCAGATCACAACATCTGGAGATGAAAGTCCCTTCAATCATCATTGCTACGGAACAGGTCAAGTGGAGTAAGCACCTGAAATATAGTCGTTCCAACGTCTACCTTCGTGATGATTTCACTTGCCAACTTCAAACAACCTGGAGATGTAAGGAGCAACACGGCAAGGTTAAGCTGTCTGAATTGACGCTTGACCACGTCGTACCCCGGTCATCTGGTGGTAAGACTACCTGGACCAACGTCTGTGCATCCTGTAAGGAATGTAACAGCCAGAAGGGTAATGATGCGAAGATCGTTCCAAAGAAGATGCCAAAGAGGCCAACGTATTACGAAATCTTAGCAAAGAGAAAGACTTTGCCGATACATCTTCGTGATGCAGAGTGGGCTTTTTACATCGATTGGCCGGAACATCTTATCAAGGTGATGCCACAACCTGGCGTTGATGGTCATAGTAAGAAGTAAAACCTGCGTTAAAGCAGCATAGAAAGGGGCTCTAAGAGCCCCTTTCTTCACGATATAACCCTATACAATATCAAAAAGAACCGGTTTTCGTCCAATAAAATCAGAATATTTTGGTATAGATGATAAGTAATCATAGCAGAGAATGATTCTCTCTAACCAACCATACATGGAGATAAAAATGGCAACAAAGAAGACAAAGGCTGCATCAGCAGCACCAGCAGCAGTTACCGCAGCGCCAGAGGCACCAACAACCACAACAATGGAACCAGTTCAGCTTACTATTGCTGATCTTCAACTCCTTGCTCGTATTGTTGATTTGGCTTCACGTCGCGGCGCATTCCAAGCCGGCGAACTTTCACAGGTAGGCGACGCTTACAACAAGCTATCGGGATTCTTAGCTTATGTTGAAAGCACACAGAAGAAAGAAGAAGAAGCAAAGGCCGCTGCACCAGCCACAGCAGAAACACCCGCAGCATAATCAAGGGGCTTCGGCCCTTTAAGGAGAAAATATGGCAATCGAAGGATTGAAAAAACATGCGGGGCAACTCGCCAACACCGGAGTTCGTGTAGCCGTTGTATTTAGAAAGCTTCCAAATGATGATTCAAGTTGCTTGATTGTCGAAACAGAACGCCTTCCAGACAGCTATCATGATTACCTCATTCAATGTCTAAATAGTAGAGAAGCAGTAGAAACTAATGATTTCTATGAAGTGCTGAATCGTAGAACATTCCCCGATGGATTGAATTGCCTAACAGCTCTTCACCAACGTGGATTTTTGCGTAAGGAACCTGTATCAAACATCAAGATGCTTCCACTACCAGGTCAAGCAGTACCATTGGAACTTATCAATGCTACTATCGATGGCAAGGTAGCAGAATACAAAGCTAAACAGGCTCGCGATTCTCTAACAACGGTAGAAGAAACCGTGGCATCGGCAATGAGAGATCCTGTAGGTGTCGCAAAGGGTCTTATCACCCAAGCTGAATTGTTAGAAGCTGACGCATCTGCTAAACGCGAAGAAGCATATGCACTCGCACCTGAATTGAAACCAGGTCGCGGCCGTCCAACAACGCCAGATGAACTAAAGGCCGAAAAGCTTGAAGAACGTAAGGCAAAGCGAAAAGAACGCGACCAACGTAAGGCAGCAGAAACTAAGGTTGAGAAGGTTGAAACTATTCTCGATGCTAAGGTTGCCGCAAAGTTGAAGCGCGATGCAGCTAGGGCATCAGCCTAAACCCGTACTACCATAAAATGGCTGGTTAAACCCAGCCATTTTTCATATAAATAGAAGGTAGCCGGGAGATGTCTAATGACTAAAAAGACGACAACAAGTTTCAATCTTGACAAAGCGATTAGTAGAATTGCTAAACCTTCTGTCTTCGATCGTATTGTAAAAGAGATTGACGCTAAAGAAATACCCGCCAAGTATGTTGAACAAATTCTAGTTCAGTATTATGATGGGAATGTTGTTGAACTTAAGGGAAACGAAATAACGCACCCAATTCCAATGAATAAAAATGTTTCTTGGGATGTTATGGAAGATTCATTTAAGAAGATGAGAGATGTTAAGATATTTATTAACACTGATGTACTTGAAAAGGATATTAACGAGGCAGTTGAAAAAATCCTCGGAACTTTCTGTTAAGAATTAAACTTCTTTTCTAACCACTCAAAATCATTAATCAACCGGAGCATATCCGGTTGACCTATATGTGCGGTGCCAAATGCTGTACCTTCAATGGCTCCAGCAATGGAAAAATCCCCAAATTCCCCATTTCCGACCGTACACCAGATATCAAGTCTCTCCTTAGTTTCTTGGCTAAGTTGTCCATTTATGATACCTGTTGATAACTTAACGCATTCTCTAAATGCGCTTCTCCATGCTGAGAATGGATCAGTATCAAAACAGGTGATATTTGCTACTTCCGGTATTACCTTAACATTATCAGTCACACTGGTAGTGAAATCAACGGCCGAACCTGTATATGAAAGTACAGCATGAGTGGGGAATAATTTTACTCCACCATATCCATATTCTAAATTATTTACTGGATTCTTTGAGTGCCAAATATACACCGTATTGATGTTAATGTATTCGAGTTGTGAATTAAAAGTAAAGGCAGGATTAATTTCAGCATCAGCATCAACAACATAAAACATGGATGTCGAAGCTATTTTTGCTGCGGCTTTATGTGCTTCGCGAATACCCTTTACACCATTTATTCTTTTAGCTCGCGGGAATCGTGTTTTTAATTTCTTAAAATTCTCATCTGCTGCGAATTCATCATAGCTTAGAAATATAATATCGAATAAAGGATATTCAAACATAGGTTTGATTATCTTCTTTAATTTTATCTCCCCTGCTATTAATTTTTTGTCTGTATAGGCAGATGGATTATTTTTTACCAATTTGGTATTAAAGAGTCTTACCACTGGATCATTATTCCACATATGTAAATAAACATTATCCCAGTGTGGAGGTTTAAAGTTAAACGCAGATTCGGAAAAGATTATTTCCTTTGAAGATAATACGACATAGAAATATTCGGTCGGGCATTCTTTGGCCATATTGAATAATACGGTTTCATTTAGTTCCAACCCTTCAGATTCAAATATTCCATTCACTGATATTTGCTTGCCAATACGATCAGCAAGCGGTTTAGTTTTTGAATCTGTGAGGATATAAATATTCTGTGACATAAATGTTAAATGCTATGTTATTTACCTGATTCCATTGACATATTTTGTAATAAATTATACACTATAATACCTTAGGAACCAATATGAAAACTTTTATTGCTGGTATGCTTATTGCGATGTCTTCATTTCCCTCATTGGGGCAAAGTTCAGCATGGTCCTTATCTACGGTATCTAATACCAATAAAGAAACCGTCGGATATATCTATCATGTGTATGCCCGTGGAATAATGTCCAGGACACGGCAAAGTGGTTACCACTTTGCCGCCGGGCTTCGGTTTGTTTGCTCTACAAAGAGCAAGGAAAATGCTTCTCCTATAATTGCTGTGTTTTGGAACGGACCGCTAATGGTAAATCCAATGCACGAAATAAATATTACGGTGGATAATACCGCTGGATTGAATGAAAAATGGTATCACGAAGGTTCATTACTCTATTCTAATACCGTGGATCAACCCTCTCTTATTGCTGCTATGAAACAAGGAAAGACAATCAAATTTTCGTGGGAAGGAAATGATTTCTCCAAATATGTTGTTGTGTTTGACCTCAAAGACTTCAAGTTCGCTGAGTTCAATTCAGCATGTAAAACACAACTATGAAAGAATTTGTCTTAGTTGAATTTCTATTCACATTAGATGAATATTACAAAGAGCTCCGTAAACTCACTGCGCTTGGTGATGATTTTAGGCTTATCAAGTGCGACGATGAATATGAAGAAGACGATGACGGTCTTCACTGGAACTATAAACGAGTCTCTGGAAAAATCAATTCCGTGACTGCTTCGCTCATCAAACTCCAGAACCCAGCACTTGCTGGAAAAATGCGTATCTCGTATATCTCGGATGAACTAAAAGACAAGTATAGGAGATAGATTCCTTTTGCGATAAATAGTTGATGACAACTATCGCATCAATACTTTCGTTACCAGGTTCACCATTCAATGGCTCGGGGATAGTTGGCATCGTAATTACCAATGGCGTTCCGAGCTACTTCAAAGTCACTGGGTCAGACCTTGACAGGATTATCTCCGTCAATTGGTATCCAGAACATCCTGCAAGTGTAAAATTTACCACAAGAGATATGATACTCGTAGATAATACTATGGGAACCTTTATGGTCATGGTGACAGATAATTTTCTGTACGATAATAATCGCGCCGGTCATATTAGTTTCAGGCTCGATGATGGAACTACACTTACAGCACCAGTAAAGACCTACGGCAGGGTTTCTGTCGGCCCACTATGGCAATCGTCAGAACAAGGTCTTATAACAGGATAAATGATGCGAAGTGAAAGAAATTAGTCTTATCCTAAAGAATAATTCACTAGTCACTATTGAGGAATTTAGAATACTCGATCGTTATTCATGCACCGGAAAAATATGGACCCTAATACAACGACCGACTGAGGTCTCACCATATCTAATAGTGGATAGGACGATTGAGTATATATTTGATTCTGAATCTCTTACCGTTTTCTATATTGTATCAACTAATATTCTTGCTACCTGGGACACAGATATAACAAGAAATCTTGGCCTAAACGATGAATTCCATTTAAAGGATTCGTTGTTCATTAAGCCGTTTGACAAATCTATCATATTTTAGTATAATAAAATATGAGATTTCTCCTTACAACTCTTGCTCTGACACTTGCCATGGTAGGCACTGCCGATGCACGAGTCAAACAACCGCAAAAGAAAAAATATCCTATTCCGGAATTTAGTGCGAAGAGTTATATCATTGCTGATTCGGCAGGCGTGGTGCTCAAAGAACACGATATGGACGCAATACTCCCTATTGCTTCTATTAGTAAACTAATGGTTGGATTACTCGCATCTGAACAAAATCTCGAAGATGATCTCGAGATTCCTACCAAGCGCGAAGTTCAAAGTAGTATTCCAAAGAAGGTAAAAACACTAACACGCAGAGATCTATTGATGTTGGCGCTGGTGAAGTCCGATAATCTTGCAGCTCAGGTATTATGTACTAATCTCCCAGATTGTATCGATAAAATGAATGCCCGTGCGAATGAACTCGGAATGTTCAGTACACATTATTCGGAACCTACCGGGCTCTCAGCCGAGAATACGAGCACCGCTAACGATCTTCTCAAACTAATGATTGTAGCAGCCCAAGATCCTGTTATTACACATGTATCCAGTATGCCATTTATTGAAATTCATACAAATGGTAAATCTATCAAGGTAAAGAACACCAATCCACTGACAAATACACTTGACATTTCATTATCCAAGACTGGTTATACAAAACCGGCAGGTGGATGCCTTGTTATGATCCTAAATACAAATGCCGGACAACGAATACTCATATTGCTTGGAAGCAAGAATTCAAAGACTCGCATTCCGGATATGGAAAGGTTGGTTAAAGGCCTTGATAGCAATTAACTTGATGATTGATAGGAATGATTATCCGACTTTTCTGTCGGATAAAAGTCTTAAGATCATAGGAACACATTTTACACCCGGTAGTGGAAAGGTTCTCGTTATACTTGAGGTACCCGAAGAAGACTTAGTTTTTCTAAAATTGAAATTTGGATCTAAAAATGTCTGGAAACGGTAATGATTACTCTAATCTATCATGTCAACAAGGAAAATCAAGCAGCCGAACTTGAGTGGCTGCGTGAGCAAAAAATCTTCCCTGGATATGAAGAACACTATGATTGGATTACCAAACAAACGGTTATTAGATTTGGTGTCATTGTGTCTCCAGAGCAGGCATTATCTGTGAAGCTTAGGCACAAGTTGGATTTCCAGACAGATTATAAACAGAAATGAGAACCTTAGCAATTACATGTGAAGCATGGGCTCCTTTAGAAGTAGCCAAAGAAATTATTCTGGAATATGGATTTACCCCATGTAAGGTAATTAGTATCTATGGCGTAAATAATGAACATTTTCAATATATAGTCAACTATAAGATATTATTTGAAATTAAAGATGATGAAGATAAATTGGCGGCTTTTCTAAAATTTCCACACGGTTCTTTGGAAGAATATAAATCACAATGAAATCATCCATGTATTTTATTCGCATAAGAACAGAAGATCAGGAGAGATTTTCTAATTATCTATCATTTAATAGAATTAAGAATACATTGACTAGCATTGATTTGGGACCTAATCAACCAAGCATAACATATAGCATAAGATTGACACACGGTGAAGCAATGTCAATGAGATTGTCGGTTAATATGATTGGATTGATGAAGCTTGATTCCTATAACGAGCGAGTTGATCTTATGGCCGATTAGTGCTAAACTAAATCTATCAACTTGAGTAACCCTATGACGAAATATGTAATGACATTTGACCCCAAAGATGAGCGTAAGTTCCGTGAAGTTCTTAGCCGTCTGGATGAATCTGAATATAACATCCTCGAGGAAGTGCGTCCGGTGGACCACAAACCGGAGGATGCCAATGATCCGTATCTTGATCGCCAAATGATCATTGAGATGGATCCAGAGGCTGCTCTTACTTTCCGCCTTGGCATGAAGTTTGTCAAGATCCGCCGTGAACGCACAGAGGAAGAGCTTGCCGAGGAGAAGGAACTCCACGACAAGAATACTATCAAGGTTACGGTTCATGTTCCAATGGGGCAACCGCCAACGCCATGAGATTTACCATATTAACTGAAGAGCAGAGGCTCCGGGATCGGTTCGAGAAGCGAACGAAATGGCATAAGAAATTTGCCTGGATGCCTGTACGAATGAAAACTGATCCAACAATAGTTGTGTGGCTTGGATTTGTATTGCGTAAAGGTAATCCGAGAGATTACACACCAAACGCAAAATGGAATTGGGAATATGTTGAAATCACCTTCGATATACTAAAAATGGGTCCACAATAGTGATAACTGTCTTCGATCTTAGCCGCTGGAGAACAATGAATCATTCCCAGGAGCAATTCGATCAGTTTCGTCATATAGAATTTGATCCTGTTATGGCACATTCCCATCTGTATGTGGCCGATGTTACCGAAGAAGAATCTACGATGTTAGTTTTGCTTGGATGCGATATCGATCATACCATAGCAACAAATATCGATAAGGTACAAAATGGTAAAACCAAAATGATTTACGAGGCCGACAATGGTAATGGATATATGATCATGGAAGTTCACCACGCAACTATTCCCTTTGACGAATGAAACAATATTATACACTTGTCCAAGCCTTTGTTCCCTTTGGACGCCCATTAGGCGAATATTTAGACGAACAGGGTATTACCTATACCTTAGGCGCTGATTTCTCCGAAGAATTAAAAAAATATGGATACATTGATCCAAGCGGTATATCTGGTAAACTCCAAAAGACCTATAAAGTATTGATAGACGAACACGAATTATCAGCAATCAAATTATCTGTTGATGGTGTCGATATCATCCAGAATCGTTCTTCTCTAAAGCTGCAGAATAAAGTTCGCAGTTATTTTTCTTGGATATTAGATTGAAATACGAAATTACCGAACCGTGGTCAATGTATCCACTTGACGTTGGACACCATCTCTTTTCAAGAGGAATTAGATATAGATTATCTTGTTCCGATAACTTGACAAAATATATTTCCGATTTGCTTCCTGAAGATTTGCTCGTACTAAAGATCATCTTTCCTGATATTCTGATCAAACCACACATTAGTAAAAAAGAGGTAAATACGGCATAACGATGTAGGTTTCTAACATAAGTGAAAGAATTATCGGCTGTTTTCATACCATATGATAATTCCAATGACTTTGAGGTTTTCTTATACGAACAACTGAATTATCACGAACATGGGTGGGTTAAATACTCACAAAATGAATTTATTGTCTATCTGTTATCATTAGATAAGGAACAGGCAATGATGGTCGCATTGAAGTACCAAGGGGCAAAGGTTGAACCGTATTGGAGATTACCGACGTGATAAAAATATTTCTTATTGTTACACTAATATCATCTATTATTTTCTCTCTGGCCGTTGCCGGCGGCGATGCAATGGTAAAAAGGAAAGAGATAAGTTGGCAATCAATATCCGGATCTAAAATACCTGGCATAAAAGCTTTCATTGATGCTAATAGTCTAATAACAATTAGTGGTGTTGAAGATAAGAAATACAACACAGCCGATCTATTATTTTCCTATGATTTTCCTACAAAAATGATGATAAATGGAAAAGAACAGATCATTCAAAGTGTTGTAAAATCACTATTGATAGATTGTAAATCTGGATTGACTGCCCCAGTCGTAGACTATTATTTCAAAGAGCAAAAACCTACTCGTGAAATGAAACCGTTAGGAGGACTTGAGTATCCTACTAATGCGGAAACAGTGTTTCCTGTAGATAAAAACACAACCTTATATAATTCCTTGTGTCCACGTTATATTTGAGATTTTCCATCTCAGATTTCTATCTCAGATTTGGAAATCTAAATAGCATTCCTGCATAGGAATCTTGTACCAAAATCTTGTCTATAGACCTATAACATACAACATCATACAATAAACTATGACTGAACAACAATTTGAAGATTTGGCCAAACGATGGCCTGAGCTATTCCAAAAATCGGGAGACTTTGAACTGAGTATCAGTGAAGGCTGGTACAATATTTTTGACACTCTTTGCGGGCTAATATCCTACAAGGTTGGAGTAGCCAAGTCGCGCCTAAAATATGCGATAGAAAATCCAAGTGCTAAATTCAATCAGTCGCTATTGGATTTGGAGAAGGCCGTTGCTGATGAATTAGAAAAGCTTCCTACCATAGTGCAAGTCAAGGAAAAATTTGGAGGTCTTAGATTCTACGTTGATGGCGGATCGCAAGAAGTAGAAAACTATATAACATTTGCCGAAGCAATGGCATCGCAAACTTGCGAGGTCTGTGGGTCTCCCGGTGAGCGTCGTAGTGGCGGGTGGATCAGGACCCTGTGTGATAAACACAGCCGCGAGCAGGATGAAAAGGATATTGAAAAGGGTCGGATTCCGACAAAATTGAAAACCGTGAAACTTTCTGACGAATAAGGATTCATCAGAGTTTCTTCCTACTTACAAATTGTTACAATTTTCATCCAAAGTATGCGCTTACCAACCTTCTCAAATTGAAATCAATCACCTCATAGGATGACATTGTTGCCATAGAACCATGGTCAACATTGGTCTTGGTCGATCTTCATATCATCATTTATCTTGTTGACACTAAATCACTCACAACATATAATCAATCATGACTACACTAAATCCAATCTCAGTTTCAGACGATCCCACTTTTGAAGACTCGGACTTTGAAGACTTCGAGGATGACTATTACGACGGTGATGGTAATTGTTCGCCCGGAGGTCTTTATGATGCCGGTGGCCATCTTATTACAGATCGTTGGATTGATTATGCTGATGCAATCCGCGATCGTATGAAAGATGAGAGATAAGCCGAGGCCCCAATGAAGATTGAAGTAAAAACAATTGAAGAAGCCGAGGCCATTGTCAACCCACTAATGGCCGAAGATAAGTGGGCCATTACTGTTGCTCAAACCAAGGACAATACTTACCTGGTCCAGTGGATGGAACACAAGATGTATACCGCCCTGGATGGTAAAGAATACCGTGATGAAGTTTGGACCACTGAACAAGGCGAGATGAAACTCATTCAGGACCTGGAACCCGAACATGCTCGCAACATTATTCGGATGATGCTTCGCAATGAACGCGAAGATAAGAAGGCTATGGATGCCTTATATCAACGCATCAATGAACGCTTCAGTGAACTCATAAACGATGCCGATGATACACTGGATGACTCGTTTGAGGGCAATCCAGGTAATAAGGGCACTTTACATTGAAGACTGGTAGGGTATCGTTACAAGCGGTAAGATATCCAAAGCACTGATCTCCTACGCTAATGGCGTATAATGCGCGTGAAAGTCGAGCACCTCAGGAGATACTCTACCAAATCTTTTAGTTGACACGTGGTCGTGCCGCTGTTATAATAGTGGCTCAAAGGAGACGAAATGAGCACACGACAAGAACTTGCCCAACGGATTGCCGATTTCATTCGGGACAATCGCCTTACGACCCCCTACGGCGGTGATGTCAACAAGGCTGGTAATCATTATTCGGTACTCTTTGCTGATGTCGCTGCCGGCACTGGAGTTCTGGATGGTGTGGTCAATGTCTACGGGCCCAAATTCATTCAAATTTCCTACATGACACAATATAGAGCGTTGCCTCATAGGGCAAACCCTGTATTCGAAAGCGAAGCCAATGCGATTGATTTCCTCAACAAGGCCTTTGTCATCCGCGACTTTGATGCGGCATTGGCTATTCCCACAAAGGCACGATAATGATTTGGTTTTCAACGCTGCTGAAATTGGCCGGGATATTGCTCTTCTGTCTATTGGCAGTGGCATTCATCATCTTCTTCGGCTTCTATTTTCTGGTGATGTTTGGTTGTTTCCTTGCCATCTTTGCTGCTGCATGGGCAATTGGGATTCCGATCACCATCAAACAGAACGGTGAGAAGATTGGCTATGTGCGCTGGAATAAGTTCCATCGTAAGCCCTAACCCTATTGCTCAACCTAACTGATTCAACTAAAATACAAACATGAACACAACACTTGCAACACGCCAAAATGTCCTGAAGAAGGATGCTAACGGCCATTGGTATTCCATTCCCGAAAACGAAGTCGGCGCCTTTATTCAAGCGTCTGAAGCTATCGAGCTTTCCGAATTCATGTCAAACGAATGGTACGAGGCTAATGACGAATTGAACAATCGTTTTGGCTGTTATATGCGTGGTGATCTGTAGTCTCACTACCTACCCCTTAGGATGATGATAGGGTAAATTCTACCCTATATAAATCAACAACTTACAACGCCTTTTGAGGTAAAATCAGAGCTCAAATCTCGATCTCTGCTTCTGTGCCCTTTTCTCTAGAATGCGCCTAATCGCTTTGTAAGTCTCGTCCTTTGAGTATTCTTTACGTATTCTTGATTTTGGCATAACTAAATAGGTTGACCTGGTAGCTAAATGCTGCTACAATAAGACACTAAGGAGCTAATTATGACACTCAAGGACAGATTCGACTATCTTCTGATCAATGAATCCACTCGCATTCATTTGTGGATTCCTTACATTCAGATCCTCTCGGGCGTCTTCAGCTAAACAATTGCGACCGTAGCTCAGTGGATTAGAGCAATCGGCTTCTACCCGATCGGTCGGGGGTTCGAATCCCTCCGGTCGCACCAAACAAGGAACTAAAATGCTACTCAAGAATCCGGTCACTATCGCATTTGATCCTTCCAACAAGGAGCATCGTGCGGCAGTCCAGGCTTTCCTAAAGCGTAAGACTTGGGCAGATACCAAGTTGCGCTTCAGGCATGATCCCGAATATGGAAGCGTTGCCGACCAAGTTCAATCCAAGTTGCTTTATTGGTATGTTGCCCAAGAGGAAGCCCGCGGAATGAAGCGTGCGACGAAGGCAAAATGAGACTCTTCGAAGAAGTCAAACTCTTTGCTTCCGCTCTATTACAAGATAGGTTGGATGGTATTCTTCGCGATGAACTTGATGTACTGAAGTTGGCACAAAAGTTTCAACCGGTAGAAGGATTTACCAATGCCGAATGGAACAATGTGTCTGATTTCATTGTGTTGCTAAGGGATGCTGATAATATTCCAGCTGCACAGATTTTGGCAGATAAACATGGACTCACCCTAAGGTATTGATATGTCAAACGGAAAACAAATTGCCGCCATTCTGAAGGTGTTCCACGATGAGAACATTGAGATTGAATGTAATGCTGAACACGACATCTTGCTCTTCTGCGAGGATAATGAACACATCTATTTCAACGAGGCACTTATTGAGGGCGGTGCCTTCTTCTCGTCGGAATACGACTGCTGGGCAATCTTCTGTAGTGCGTGAAGAGAGTGTGATAGGATAGTGGGCCCTAAGCTAATGTGGTAATAGCAGTCGGCTCATAACCGTCAGGCGAAGGTTCGACTCCTTCAGGGCCTACCATCCTATCATATTCTTTTACTTGCCTAACAAGATCTTCATATGTTATCGAGCTGGTAACATTCTTTTTGTTGTTTTCATCAAACAACATAAGCTCACAGTTTAGTGGATGAGTAATATAATACGGATCATATCCGTTTCTTATTGCCTCATTTACACTTACTCTGTGATCTCTTGTGACACCATTTGGATTTTCTTTACTACGCATACCGTGCTGCCTAATAAGTTCTCCATCAAACAGGTCTGGATAAGATGATATTCCGAATGTAAACCAAAATAGTGCTCGTCCATTATGGCTGTATAAATCCTCATGATCTACACAATACTTCTTTGAGTATCTATTCTGCCAGCTATATCCACAGTGTTTACAGACACACGAATATAGAGTGGAATAAGGTGGTCGAAGGGATCTATCCTTTTTAGGATAAGTGCGAGGTTTCGGTACGGTGTTATCGGATTTTATTTTCCCAAAATACCTGCCAGAACACGATTGAGAACAGAATGTATTATGATGCTTACCGAAAACTAAAACAGTCTGACATCCTTTGCACATTTTAGGATTTGCTTCATATTCGGAAATACGTCGTTGACGCATAATTTCCCCGCCGAGTTTACCATTATTTCTGCTTGCACCATTTGACCATTTTCTCTCTGACATGCTATACTTATCTCGAGTAAGCATCGGCCTACTTACATTGCTGATGCAAAATAGAAAGGAACAGTTTTATGAGCATGAACCTAAAGTGCAAAGAAGTTGACCTGTGGCAGACACCCACGCACATTACCTATATGTGCTATTCCAACAATAACGGCGGATGGAAGGGCATTCTCTATCGCTACAGCGAATGGGTGAGAGGCACATTGAATGGTGCCTACAAGGATGTTGAGGAGGCCGAATGGGCCTGCGAGAGGGTGAATGATCACCTTGCTCAATTCATGGGGAAGAAGAAACTTACATTTTCGATTGTCTAATATGAACCACGACGACTACATGGCATTTAAGCGCGGTAAGCTCACTATCATCCGCGGCATGGAAAGCATGATCACTGAAGTAGGCTCCGGTGTCTATGCATACATGGTGATGCTCAGTAATGCAGGGCGAGCTCAAGAGGCCGGTTTCTTTGGGGACATTCGAGAGCGTACATTTGCTATCCGGAGCAAAGTTTCCGAGGGTAACACGCAGGAGGAATGGAATTATTTGTCAAATGAGATGATGAGCATCTACCGTGACTTGAATACTGCCTACATCTATCTCCAAGCACACAAGCCCGAAGAAGCGTGTATACTGCAATCAGTCTCCAACATGGCCGGTGTGCTGGTTTATAACATCAAACACTTTAAGGATCCGGTAGAGTGATTCATTTTAATTTCATTGTTACGGATGAGGAGGCTGAGACCATTTTCAGAGCACTCAGTGATGAAATCAATGATTGCAAGGTTAGTCTTTTGATGGGTGAGCGTCAGCTCGCGCAGCCTGGGCACGTTAAATGGTACGAAGGCCGTATTATCTATCTGGAGGAATTAAAAGCAAAGATGACGAATTCAAAGATTTCCTAATCGCTGGCCGAGGAACAGGGCTATTCCAGATCGCTCTACTAAGATGTTGTATCTCACGATGGTATGCGGCAGAATCTGTTCATTAGGAAAAAGGTGCCCTCATCCAGGCACGGGTAGTGGAGATTATATGTTGTAGGTGCGAGGCCCGTACTAAGTTTGGGTTGGATACCGCGGCCGAGACATCACTGATTTCGCGACTATCAACTTTTAAGGTACCTGCTCCGGGTACAGGCAGTGGGAGTATGTCCAGGGAAAGGTGTCCCGGGTTATCCCGGTAGGAAGGTGCCGGACCGAACCCAGCCACTGCTCTGTGATTGCCAACTTTTAGAAAGGTGTATGTCTGATGATTCAGAGTAGTGGACTGGCGTTCAAATATACACTGGTAGTGGAATATAATATCGGTCTACACTTGAGACTTCCATCTATTCGCGACTACCAACTTTTAGGTTATACTCCGTATGGAGTATAACTGGTAATGGAAGAGAATCCCTGCTGATTAAGTTCATGCGCCGCTCTACTCTTCGCGATTATCAAGGTGGGGAAATATTCACACAGGTAGTGGAAGGTTATTACGGGTCACCTTGTGGCAACTACACTTCTTTCGCGACTACCATTTTTATCTTTATCCTGTTGACATCTATATCCTATTGTAGCATAATAGGACTATGAGATGTTTACTCCTATCACTTGCCATTTCCCCAGCAATACTAGCACCAGCAATGACACCACCTATCACGGGTAAGATCATTTTTGGTGAGCCTACGATTGTGGAAGAATACAATCTAAAGGATGAAAAATGCCTCGCCACTATGATCTACGGCGAAGCTCGAGGGGAGCCTCAAATTGGCCAGGTGGCAGTGGCCTACACTGCTGTGAATCGTGCTGTAGACCGCACGGTTTGCGACGTAGTTCTTGCCCCCAAACAATACAGCATCTTTAATGACAACCCTGCGCTCAAGACTGCTGCGCTGAGTCTGTACATTGAACCTAAGCATAAAAATATCATTGATGCTGAAGCTTGGCCCAAGGCTGTGGAAGTTGCTCAAGCGGTAATGAGGAAGAAGGTTCCGGATCCGACCAAGGGTGCTACACATTATCTTGCGCCCGAGGCGATGGAAGCCCTTGGATATGAGTATCCAGAATGGTCAAAGGAATTTAGATTGACTGCTGTAATCTACGGGCACAAATTCTATAAGCCTCAAAAGAAGAAGCAGGCCAGCTTGACCGTTGCCCAGAATGATCGTAAAATGTAATGACCGTGTGAAGGCAGTAAACCGCAGGTGGTAGGCAATTGGTAAGTCCTACCATCTTTTAGGAATAGAGATGATTCAAAAATATCCGTCGGCATATTATTGTTACATTCAGCATCCAGGATGCGAGTGTGAGCATTACATGATGTTCGAGGGTATTCGGACTCGCCACAGCACGAAGGGTGAGGTTATTGAGCTCTGCAAGAAAATCAATGCCGAGCATGGCCTACCGAATGTGACTTTGTAAGATATGGAAACCAAGCGTATTATCGAATTAGCAGAGAAGGCGGGCCTGGCGAAATCTGGTCAGACGCAAGAGACTTAAAATCTCTCGGAGAAATCCATCCGGGTTCGAGTCCCGGGGCCCGCACCACTTAGAAAGAAGCTATGTTTGATTTCATCAAGAAGATGTTTGGCGAAGGTAAGATCCGTACAGAAGTACACTTCGATGATGGTTCGTTTACCGTTGTCAAGGTTCCCTACATCGGTGATATCAATACACTTGATGCGACTGAACTCAGGGAAACTATCCGTCAACGAATGCTTGTTGATTATGGCAAACGGACGACCACAATTCACATTCTTGGATGGTATTGATGCCTCCGAATGAAATTCCAAGCCCGTGTATAAATATCTGCCATATGAGTATTCGGCTGGGATATTGCGTTGGATGTTTCAGAACGATTGAAGAAATAGCACGGTGGTCGGAAATGACTAATCAGGAAAAATTAGAAGTCATAACCAATACAAAACAACGGGCGTTTGAAATATGACCGAGGATGATACCTTTAGGAGGTTAGCAAGACCGGGCTTTGATGAGATGTTGCGGATTCATGGACAATGGTGGCGCGACGAAATAAGTCGTGATCAATCATTACGAATTCCGTTTATGAAATTACATGGTTGGACATGGTTTGAATTCGTAATGGAAGCAAGAGAACGGATGGGACCTTATGCAAACCTCGACTGAAGAAGATACATTTCGCAGGCTAAAGCGTATCACATTTTATGAAGCTTGCCAAAAATCGTTCCATCGTTTCCCAGGAAATAGCATGCATGAAAAAATGGTTGCTTGCTTAGAGGAACATGGATGGACTTATGAGGAGTTTGAGAAAGAATTGAAAAGGTGTGACGGCCGGTAGCCACTTCTTGTAGTTGTGGTGTAAGGGCGTCTGCCGAGAGGCATCCTATAGTCCGTAAGAACCAAAACACTGGCAGTGGAATGATACGATTGTAAAGAAAAGCCCCTCTTTCATTCGCGACTGCTATTTTTAGAAATTATAATGACTCAAGAAGATACATTTAGAAGATTGAAAAGATTGGACTTTAATGAAGTCTATAGTAAACTCATGGCTGCTCGAAAAAGAAGAAGCAATATGGGCGCAGATATAAAACTTCTTCGACGGCTTGGATGGACATATAAAGAATATGTGGATGGACTACAGGACGACATCGACCGAAATCCCAACTGCTGAGGAAAATATATGATCTTCGATACAATCAAATATGGAACATTCACAGCAGATGATTTCATTAATGCTCACACAACCAACGACTTCTCCAAATTCACCCAACTACCAATCGATCTACGAAAGAAGTTTATTTCTGATGTGATTGATAAACATCCAAACCAAGAAAGCAACAACTTCAAACAAGCCGCAT